AGATTTGTTTGTATTCTGCTATTTGACTTTTATAAAGTTCATAAGTTATCTTTACATCTTGTCTTCCATACTCTTCTAAATGTTCTATGGGTATTTCATCCACATTATAATTATTATCAATGTATCTTTTTAAGCTATCAAATTTATGAGAGAGGTTTCTTCTTCTACAACATTCTTTTAAAGATAAAGATAGTCTTGTCTTACCACTAAAAGGATGCCCCCTAAAACTTATGTACTCAGCTAACATGGTATCATACAACTTACCATTGTATTTAAAACCAAAGTGATACATCCAAGTCATATCAAACTTTAAGTTATGCCCTACAATTAATTTAGCATCATCTAATAGTTTTTGTATTTTATTAAATGTTTCTTGGTGTGTAGATTCGTCTATGCTTTGATGATAAAAGAAAAAGTATTTACTATTAATACCAACTGATACTAATTTATTATTTAGATTGTAAGGTGTGTTATCACCATCAGTAAATGTTGTTTCTACATCTAATATTAATATCATGAATACCTAGATAACGTATGTTCTAATTCACAATTAATATCTGCATGGTCCCCTGTCAATTTATTTTTAGATAAATATAAATGTCTTTCATATTCTTCTACTGATTCTCTCGGTTTACCAATACCAATAATTAAATCTGCTTCCCCTGCCTTGCCTGTTCTAGAATTATCTAACCAATTAAAATCTACACGTTGTTGATTGTGAGCATCTGCATTTGCTTGACTAACTCCAATAACTAAAATGTTTTTTCTTTTAGCTAACTCTCTTGCTTGTTTGTATATTTCTTTTAACTTTTCATGTTGCTTATCAAACTTTTCTCTAATGTTTACTTTATCTAATTGGTCAATGATAACTATGTCTACTTCATTTTCATCACAATAATTATTTAAATCGTGCATGTTTATACCAACACAATCATAAATAAAAATATTTTCTTTCACGACACTCCACTCTGCTCTCACTTTGTTAATCTTTTGTTTTATCTCAAACTTAGGTACGCCTGTCCAACAAGAAACTAATCTTAAAAAAGTTTTCTTTGCAGGTTCTTCGTTAATAAACGCATGACATTTTTTACCCTGCTCTGCAAAACCATTCTTGTTTGCAACTAAACTAATCCAAAAAGCAGACTTACCGGCCTCTGGTCTAGCGAATATAATTATAAAGTTACCACCACCCACACCTTTTGTTGCATTTTGTAAGCTAGGTATATTGAATCTAATACTACCCTCTTCTTCTTCCTCTTGTATTAATCGTAAAGGGTCAATATCAACCCTATCCATTTTACTCTCGTACTCTTTCTCTATGTCATTTATATTTTTTACAAAAGTTTTTATCTCAGAAAAGTCATATTTATCAGGGTTATTTACAAGTGCAAAACTTTTTTTAGTAAGTTCTTCTGCTTTATTTTTTTTTAAAGTTAATTGTAAAATATATTCTACTGTTTTATTATTGAGTTCTTTTACTTTATCTAATTCAAATATTATTTTTTTATCACTAGATAATTGTTGATGCCCCATACGAGAACCATAATGTTTTTCATAAACATCAACTAAAAATTCTGTAGAGATATAATTTAATTCTTTATCATTCTCATAAATACTATCTACAGTTTTATAAATATTATGATTGTATAAACTTCCTAAATTATATTTCTTAAATTTTTCATAGAACTCTCTTGTCAGTAGAGACTTTAATAAATATTTACGGATGTTTCCGTCTGCCTCAGTCAAGGCGACCTTCCTGTTTTCTAACATATGTTAGATTATTGATTGTGGTCTTCGGCCATTTTGTCAACTTGCTCGGCTTCTTTTCTTCTTAGAATAATATCTATGATATCAACGAACTCTCCGTGTTGACCTATTAACTTTACAAAGTTTTGGTACTCTTCATCTGTCATGGCAAATCTTAATTTAGGACTTAGCCCTAAAGGTTCATCATAAGTTCTTATAATTATAATGTCTTCTTGTTTTTTTGGCTGATACTTTTTTATAATGTCTTCACAAGTCTCGGCACTAATTCTTTGTATGTAGTATTTATTCATTTTTTAACTCCTTTAATCTTTTATTCATTTCAATTTTTATTTGTTCTAACCTATCTATAGATTCCATTTCTTCTATTAATATTTCTTCATTAACAGGAATAGAATTAAGTGGTCTGTTAGCTTGAGCAGTATCATACTCATCAGAATCTTCGAGGGAAGACGAAGAAACCTTAAAAGGTTTAAATGAGTATGAACATCCACTCAACAATAATAATACTAATAATATTTTCATAGTCAATAACTCCTTGTCTTAAAATATTCTTCTACTCTTTTTAATTGCTTTTCATAATACATTTTCTCAAACTTTCTTCTATGTGATTTTACAGTTTCATGTTTATCATATAGTACATGTCTTTGTTTTAATAGGCTACTGCACTCTGAATAAATATATCTTTTAATTTCTAATTTATATTTTGTCTTACCCTTCACTTTTACTCTTACAATAGGAATAAAATCGTGGGGGTATTTATGGACAAAATCGTAATATTTAACGTAGCCTCCTCTCTTATTTGTCATTTCTTTTTTCTTCTACGCCTTGATGCTCGTCTTTTTTTACTGCCCACTTTTCTACGACCTTTATGTCTTTTCTTTTTTAATACACTACCCATTTATAATCCTGTCATTATATAGAATAGCATAAAAAGAACTAAAGACATAGTGGCTAGTAACCCTAAGAAATTAAATTGCATATTTTATTTTTCCATCCTTTCATTTCTTCGTTAGTAAAATATTTTAAATCTTTTTGTATCATCCATATATAAGTTTTAATCTTATCATCTAATTTATTTTTTAAGTCCATAGATTTTTTTGTTGCGTCAAAGTCTAAACAAACAACAACTGAATCTACTGCATTGACTATGTGTTGGATAGATTCATCTTTTAGATTCGTTCCCATTAAAGATATTCCTGTGAACCCACTTTTCATTTCTACTGCACAAGCACTTACACAATCTTCTACTATGATTCCCACTTGTCTATTGCTTCCTGTTATAAAAGGAACATTAGAATTACCATATCGAAACCATTTAGGATGAAAGTCTCCTTGGGCCCTACCGGTAGCATCAACAACTTGTCCTTCGTGTTCTACTAGAAATACAACTCTTTCCTGTTTTACATCATACATTATTCTAGCACTTGTATTTGTGATATCGTAAGTGTTTAAGTAGGCCCTAGCTTTGGGATGTACTAAAGGATTCATAAAAGTTTTTGGAACTTCAAACTTGTGATTATGTAATTGTTTCTTTTGAGATATAAAATTTTCTACATCTTCTTTTGAAAAGTTATCATTATATCTACCCTTTGAGGTACAGTTAGCAGAAAAACATTTCCAAACTAAGTCACCTTCTTTGATATTTATATTGAAACATCTTCTATGTAAACAAAAAGGACAGTCACCATTATTGATTGCTCCTTCTGTATTAAATATTTCTTGGACTATATCTAACTGATATTTATAATTCATTTGACAAATTCAATATACGTGGTAGCATCTAGTTGTCAACGCCCCCCCTTACATATAACTACAACTAGCCCGACACATAAACAGACTAAAAGAAAAATTGTTATACCTGTAAAAATATCCATATCACCAAGAACCTGAATCTTTATCGTCATCATCTTTCTCAGCAGTCATAAGCACATAAAAGAACACAAACAATAAAATTAAAACTGAAATTACTATTATACTTATACTTCCCATATCTTCTCTGCGTCTTCTTTAGCTGTTAGCACACTAATTATTTCTCTATCTACCTGTGTTTCCATTACTGAAGTTGATATACCCTCAAATAAATATTTTTCCTCTGCTTCTTGGACTGATTCAGCGTCAACAATATATTTCTTTGTATAGCTTACATTAACTCTCACTACATATTTAGTTTTCATCTTTTCTCTTCATCTCCAATAATATTTTTATAAATAGTTTTTGCATATCTGTTAATCCTTCTAAGTCTTTATCAGTTATCTTCATTAGAACCTCACATCCTTTATCTTGTTCCACCAAGGAACCTCGATACTATCTACCCACATCTTTATCTGAGTATCTATATCTTCTGAATCAAATCCTATTAAATCAAAAGCTATCTCATCTTTTCTATCTACAGATAATTTATAGGCACAACCTTTAGTCATCTTACCTTTACTCACTTTGTCTTCTATTTCGTGCATAAAATCCTCTGCTTTTTCTTGTAAATAATTTTTAACTTTACCCACTACTCGCACCTTTCTTGAAATAATATTTGTATTAAATTTCTTACACCTTCATCAATAGCGTTATTTATATCATCATAACCATGCTTGGTTAATAGTTCTTGAAAATCATGCAAGGATATTGAATCTAAATCCTCAAGTATTTGTTCTTGTATTCTTTCGTTATGTATGTTGCTCATAAATTATTCCCCACAAATGCTTCTAGTTCATCAAATAGTTCTCTACCCCTTTCTGTATTCCTTGTTCCGTCAGGATTGTCAGGGTCAGGCTCTATAAAATCATTAATAGTTTTTGGATTTGAATTTTCAATAAATATCCAAAATAGTCTATCGGCTATCATAAAGGCTCGTTCTTTTGTTGTTGTCATTGTTAGTCCTTTCTATATCTAACCTATGTTAGAACATAACATCTGCTTTGTCAAATTAACAAGAATCCAAGTGTTGTATTTTATGTATAGATATTGATTTAAAAATAAAAAGGAGGTGTCATTATGAATGTGTTTGGGATTACTAAAAAGTCTGTCAGCTTTTTTACTAATATGTTTAACGTCAATCATGTTGATGAAGACGATATCAGTAGATATGTTGAAGTCGAATACAGACCGAATGATTGGGAGTGGGCTAAAGGTCAATTCAAAGATAAGAATCTTAAAAAGGTAGCTTAAACCTAAAATTTATTCTGTTTTAAGAGGCATACAAGGGGGTCC